TCTACGGCGAGCATACGGGCCGCGTGATCATGCTTGGCAATCCGAACAGCGCGTACGCCGGATGCACCGGCGTATGGAGGACCACCGACCCGATGCCCGCCGCATAGCTTCGGGACACTGGTTCAGGCGGTTGCACTGTCTTGCAGTGACCCCACGGGTCACAGCGCGTATGAGACGGTCATGCCGAACGCGTTCGTGCCCTGCGTGCCGCCCTGATTGGCGTAGGTCATGGTTCCGTTCGCGTTTACGTTGATGATCTTCTGGTTCGCGCCGTCGCGTCCGCCAAATGAGAAATTCAAATCCATTGGAGGACGCCAGCTTTCAGGCAGGGTTCCGAAATTGCCGGTGTTCCACGCGCCGGGCGCCGACGACTTCCAGTCGATGCGCAACGTGACGAGCGAGCCGCGACGGTAGCCTTTGACGGTACCGTAAGTGGAGTTAATCAGCGTCAGCACTTCGGTCTGGGTTAGGGAATCCCACACGTCGCTCATCGGCTTCAACACGTTGAACAATGCGACTGGTGTGCCGATGGCGATGCCGTCCAGCGGGATGCGGTACAAGGGCATGTCGTAGGTGGTGCCCCCGTCCAACGGGCTGGTGGTGTTCACGGCGGGGTCGGTGGGCGTGCCCGTGGCGGGCGTGCCCCTGACCACGACCAGTTTCGCGCTCTCAATCGACTGCGAGCCCTTGGTGTACCGGCATACGATGAGGTCGTTGCGTTTCTGCCCCTGCGAACCGTTGGTGACGATCAGGTCCTCGGGCGTGCCCTGGCTGACGTGACGGCCCTGCATGACCAGTTCGCCCGTGCCGATGGTCACCTTGTTCGCCGAAACGACCGTGATCTTGAACTTGTCATGCACGTCGAGCACATAATCATCCAAGCCGAGAATGCCGGCGTTCAAACCAGCGGCCTGTTCCGCCGTGGCGTGAGCCTTGTTCGCGTGCCCGGTGACGAGTTCAACCATTCTGCTTGCCTCCGTTCTGCATCCAACTGTCGAAGCTGTTGTCAAAGTCCTTGAGCTTGTTCGCGTATTCCTTGTAATCCTGGTCGCAGAACAGGTAGTCGTGGCCCGTGCCGGAGGAGTCCAGCCGGTTGACGTTGTACCACGTCTTGATATCCGTATCGTCCAAGTCCTTGTACCATTTGTGTTTCCCGCACCGGTCGCATTGCATGACCGTCGCATTGTCGATACGCGCCATAATCGGCTCCTTACTGTTTACTCGGCCTCATAATCGACGGACATCACGCCGCCCGAGACCTTGACGATTTTCTTGCTGATAGTCGCGTTGACGGTGATGCCCGTGAGATTATCCCTTGCGGTCACGGTGTCGCCCACGTCAAACACGATGCCCGAATCCTCATGCACGGTGACCTTCACCTCACCCTCGGACTGCAAGTCCTGAAGTTTCTTCTTCGTGTTCTTCGCCAACTCGTCCGCCTCGGCCGACGAATAGTCGTACACTTGGGCAATCTCGTCCAAACCCTTGAACGTCTGGGTTTGGGTGACGTTGCCTTTCGAGTCCGCATACCAGTGGCTGACGATGCGGTTCCTCAACTCGCCCTTGCCCAAGCCGATCATGTGGTTCGGCTTGCGCCACGTGCGCGATGCGTCGAAGTCCAACAGGTCGGAGTCGATGTCGTTCCCGTAGTCGCCTGCCGTCTCCAGCCATGTTTCGACATGGCCTGACCGGTAGGCGACTTTGAGTTTCAAACCGTTCGCTTTCGCCATCGCGCAGACGCCCGTGTATGCGTCCACATACCGTTCGAACTGGTAGGACTTGATGGACACGTCGCCGGACGGGGGAACGACCGCTTTGAACAACGGGGTGAGCGAGACACGGGACAACAACGCACCAAGTATGGTGGAGGCGTTGCCTGACACGGTGAGGTAATCCTGCCCCGAAT